GGTCTTCCGTTGATGGAAAGGAGAGACTCCCTATGATCACGATTGAAGGACAAGGAGAAGGTCGCATTTCATGGGTTGGTTGGACACCCGGAGACGGGTTGTCCGGACTACCTCCTCACTTTTCGGCTAGAAGCCGAATAAATGAAGAAGTGTCGCCAGTCATGCCATGTGCTTTTTGCCTCCCACGCGAGATCAATGAAATGCTCTGGTGGAATGTTGAAGGTACCGAACTTGGTGGTCGTTTTCGCCAAATGGAGGTAGGATTCTTAGAATCCAAATCTTCACTTGATCGGAAACCACACCCATGTCGGCATTCAACAATCACTGGATCTATCATGGATCTCGGGCTTGCTGGTACGTTAACGCCTGTGAAACAACGTCTATGCACGAAGGTACAACCAAATGGGACTCAACGCTTCCGTTTAGACGGATTGCGTGTTTCCTTTATGGCTGGAAAATCTGCATCGACATCTGATTCATACGCGCGTAACGAGTACGGAGACCTAGTAAAGATTAAGTTGAACACTCGCAATAAATTGCTGTGGTCAACAAACTCTTTTTACTATGCCCACGTACTTCCTGCAAGTTATCCTTCGCCCTTTGCCCCGTATTACCATGTAAAGTTAACAGAGTGGTGGTCTACTTTAGCGCCTACAGAGGCGTGTTTAGTGGCCTTCAGAACTGTCAAACACACATGGAAACACGTTTCTGCCAACGTATGGATAGAAGAGTGGTGGCAAATTTACCACCTCAATTCTTCCTACGTTCCCATGACGCCTATAGGTATTGATGGGTATGGATATGTCACCTCTTGTGTAAAGAGGACGCGTACCCATACACTTTACGCTCTTCAACAACGAGCAATTGCGGATTTCCGCGGTATGTTTAATGTTGAAGAGGAGTGTGCCTACGAAGGCTATGTTCCAGGTGGGTTTAATCCCGAATGGACAACTGGAAAATTATCAGGTATTTATACCTATATTTGCCAGCTGCTCACCCTAGAACCTGGTCGCTGTTCTGTTATGTCAAACCCCGAACAAGGACCCATGTCACTTTATTGTGAAATGGGCCCTAGTCGGTGTGGAAACATATATGAAGAGCGCCACATGGTTACAGCTCGTTCAGATGCTGTAGCAGATGTAACAGGTCTTGAGTCTAATTGGCTCGAGAATCTGTCACAGGTTAAAGGTACACTCGATGTTGTTAAACCTCTTATTGATGGCTATCAAGCCGTCGTCAACAAGGACTTAAACGAAGCTAGGAAAGCTCTTGCGAGCGCCTATCTTGCGTATAAGTACTCTGTTGCTCCGACTTTAGCCGATCAAAAAGATCTGTCTAGCAACCTCGGTACAATTGTTAAGTCGATTACTAAATATCGTTTCTCTAATGAGAGACGACGCGGTGCCTGTCATACGACAGCCATCGTTCAGAATGCGACTAAAGCCGATCTAGACTACTTTTGCACACTACACCTCCAGCTAAAAGATAACTCCTTTAGCCAGGTATGGCAGGCACTAGAAGGTCTAGGACTGGACCCGTCAATAGATAACTTGTGGGACTTTGTCCCATATAGTTTCGTTGTTGATTGGTTCCTTAAAATCGGACCGGCTTTGACTAAGATAAGTGCGTACACATCTAGTGTGCTCACACGATACCTCAAAGTTCGGATACAATCGTACAAAGTGCAGTGGACCATATCAGAGAGTGAAATAAGCTCCTTCGGATTGAAGGATTCGGTCCAGATTTTGGACCCGCTTGTTTATTCCTGGTATGATCGTAGGGTCGATCACTACTTAGGCGTCTTTGACGCCTTTGCAGGCCAATCCAACGACGGCTTGTCAGTGAGCCAGATGGCTCAAGGACTAGCACTTCTATCGAACTATGTTCGATAGTCAACTACCGGACCAACAAGGTCCAATGGTCCCTTTAAAGGACCATCGAAAGGAGTATAGGTATGGCAATATCATTCAATTTCGGTTCTGGTGCCCAAGGTACTGAAATCGATAAAGGTTTCAAACCATGGGTTTACCTAGCGGCTTTCAGAATCATTTCTGATTCTGGATCGCTTGCCAAAATGACTGACATTGTAGCTCCACTTGACAAGAAAACTACCTTAAAGGTAACTCTTGACAAGATAGCAAACGTTTATACAACGTTGGCCGAAGGCACTGTCCCTGTGTCAGCACAAAATGCTAACACGTCTGGACAAACTGTCTTTGTGGAACTAAAAACCATCGCCACTAAAACTGTCAATGACGTGGAGATCCAATTGCCGATGGTGGCTCGTATTGAGTTGAGACTACCAAATGACTCGGATATTTCCGAGGCAGATGTAGAAACACTCGTTATGGCCACTTACGCAGGTCTCTGCAATGCAACTGGTAATCCAGTTGTTGTCACTGAAAAGATGCGTGGCGCCCTTACCCCTGCAGGCATTTGATCTGCAGCGGAAATTCTTCACCTAAAGGAGGTGCAGTTTGTTAGTAAAACAACTAACACAAGTGAGGACAAATTTGTCCGTCACTCCTAGTTACCTAATTGGTAACCACTGCGTCACTCTCAACCAAAGTGAAGACCATTGCAATATTTGCAATGGTCTAACACTATGGGTTGGGATTCTCCTCGACATCAACACTCTACTAATGGACTTGCGTCCAAAGGAAGCAAACGGCAGAGATGGCCGCATCATGAAGATGCAGCTTCTCTGCGGTTCTGACTCAGTAAACTTAACAAGTTTGCTGACCTTCCTAGACGACATTGACAACTGGCTATTACGCCAGTTATCAACATCGAGTCGCTTTAAAGGCGACCTCCCGAAAGGGATCTTAGTGCCTAATGATTTAGGTTGTGTTATGTCTCTAGTTCGTAGCATTTGCTACGGAGTTAGAAACGGGGAGGTTGGAGATGTGGAGGCCGTTAAGTGGATTCATCAGATCTGTTCATTTCTGTCAAAGATTGAACTAGATCGGCCCGATTTGGTAGAAACCGCAAACGCGGATTTTATCAACTTCGAGCATGATTTATCCATTGCTTCGCCACTTCGTGATAATCACGAAGTAGCCAGTATCCTTAATGAAATGAATTCGCTTGCGCGAAAAACACTTCATGACTGGAAACTAGGGTCTTTCCTTCCCCAGCATGGTCCAGGTGCTGTTGCCGATCCCAAAGTGAAATGCTGGTACGAAAAGTACCTGCACACACGTAGTGATCGTAGAATAGCTTATCTACTGGACCATAGTTGTTTAGGTACAGAAAAGGACTATTGTCCTTGGCTGATGAGCGAAAAGTCCACTAGGACATCGCGCTTCATCTCTGTACCCAAGACTTGGAAAAAGCTCCGAGGTATCTCTGCTGAACCGGTAGAACTTCAGTTCTATCAGCAAGGCGTGAGACGTAGCATTGATTCAATGTTTTCAGAATCCCAATTTTGGAAACATAGGGTAAATCTACACGATCAAAGCATCTCTGGCCAGCTTGCTCTTTTTGGGAGTATTACTGGTAGTTATGCTACGATTGACCTTTCAGCTGCTTCTGACTCAGTGACACTCGAACTAGTAAAGGAAGTGTTCAAAGGAACACCACTTCTTTACTGGTTACTCGGTACACGTTCTACATCTACAGAATGCGATAAGCAAACTGTCAGGA